TTTTGGCTCACGCTGACCTGGGCGTGGGGGGCAGAACGGAATCCGGGGTGGTCGTCCGGCGGTCGGGGAAACCTGACTGGGCTGCAAGACCGAATTTTCTCGTGCGATGACGACTTACGGCGGATTGATGTTTCGGCATCATGATGTTTCGATGTTGTATGAGACGGATTACGACTTCAAAGTCAGTGACGTTGAGGATTGGATGTGGGACCGTGCAGCGAGTCGTGCTGGATATTGGTCAATCACAATCCCTCTGCGCACTGGCAGGAAGACATGGTTTGGATGGTGTTCCGGCGATGTTGAAGAAGTGATCCAAAGGAAAGTGAACTTTTCACAGAAAGAGTTTGCTCTCCTGGACAAGGTGGTAACCAATCAGGTTTACGCGGAGTCCAAGGCGAAGGTGCACAGAGCGGTTGTGTACCAACGTTCCCTACAGTTGTGGGACACGGGGAACGAAGATGACGTTGCCATGCGCACTCTTGGGGCATGGGCATTGTCATACTACAAGTGCCAGGCTGGGAAGTTCTACGGACGGGGTGTATCTACAGGATGCTTGCCTTGTTTTGAAGTTGCTTCGCCTGAGCGCAAGTTTCGAGCGCGCCTTGTACGTACCGGTGAACCTGACACCACCAATACATCGCCATCGAGTGATGCGGATGGCGACGCGCAGAAGAAGAGTCCCAAGAACAAGCTGGGTTATCAGAAAGAGGGTGCAGAATACATTAACGAGCACGAAGGTGGCGGAAATGATGATAAAGATTCTGAGATAAGAGCCACCGTTGAAGGACGTATTGTACGCAAAGATTGTGGCGTTGGGGTGGTTGGACAGACAACAGACGACACAGGACGCAAGCAGATTTGTGGCGTGTTGTCTCAACCAATTTCGGTTGAACCCAATGTGTATGCACAAGAGCTTCTTAATGCGATTAAGGCCATTGAAGAACGTATTAACAAGAAGCAGCGTATTTACGCGGGGAGTAAAGAAGATGAGATCAAAATTAAAAGGGTAGTGAGTCAATCAATACACGGTAAGCGCAACGCGCCATTTTCTGCTAAGAAGGTGATGGATCTTCTCCACAAGTTGGTGTATGATGAGATTAAGTCAAACAAGTGGACGGAGGAGCGCGTTACTGAAGCGATTGAGAAATTGTGTCGTGAGATTGACCCTGAGTTTAAATTGAAATGTGCAGTAAAGCTTGAGCCAATGCCCGAAGGGAAAGCCCCTAGGTTGTTGATTGCAGACGAAGACAGGGGGCAAGTGATGGCACTCATGACCATTTACTGCATTGAGACACTCATCAAACAACACTTCCCAGAGAAGGGGATTAAAGGGCTTCCTAAGAAGGAAGCCATTAAGCGTGTTATGAAGGCATGCAGAGTGCCACGCAAAGTAGCAAAGAAGTTGGTGTCGATTTTTGAGGGGGACGGCAGCGCATGGGACACAACATGCAGCGGCGAAATCCGCGATTTAGTGGAGAACCCAGTCATCAACCATGTTGCTAATTTGGTCAACGCATTCATGTGTGCCACACCGCAAACTTGGGCGGACGCACACGCTTCGATTTGCGCAGAGGAGAAACTCGATATGACGTATTCCAAGAATAAAGAGTTTCAGAAGATAACCATCAAGGCAATCAGGAGGAGTGGCCATCGTGGCACGTCCTGTTTAAACTGGTGGATGAATTTTGTCTGCTGGCACTGCGCAGTATTTGAAGACCCCGAATTATTTCTTGATCCTGCCCATCGGTATGGTAAGGATGTCACAGGAGTGAATCGGTGGATGAACAGCGCTTTTGAAGGTGATGATTCTTTCCTTGTCACAGCTCCCCGCATTGAGCCGGGGAAGGAGTTGCACACCAAGATTTTACAATTTTGGAAGCGTATAGGGTTTAACATGAAGATAGAGATAAGGAAAGACAGGGCGCTGTTTGTAGGTTATTATATCGGATTAGACGAAGCCGGTCCTTTATTCGACGAGAAGAAGGACGAGTGGATGATGGTGCCTGAAATCGACAGGTGCTTTTCCAGGGCTGGAACTAGCTGTTCCCCTTCGATGATACAGGCCTTTGAGGCCGGCGATCGCGCCAAGTGTATTAGGCTTGCTGGATCAGCAGCAATGTCAAGGGCTTATGAATTCGCGGGTTTAGCCCCGACGATTTCTAACAAGTTCCTTCAGTACGCGATCGATTGTGATTTTGAAATCACTCATGATTTGAAGATGCGAACAAATCAAGATTTTGATGACAAGAATGAACTTGTCGATCACATCCGTGCTCTTAATGCCACATGCAATAGCGAGGAGAAGATTTTGGCCGCAACTGGCTTCTGGATGAGTGACCAGGAGAGCAATCGCTTTGTGGACTTCATGTGGGATTATGACCAGCTTCTTGACTGGAAAGGCTTTTTGAATAGCCTTCCCGAGTCATGGCGCCCTGAGGGCGCCTAACTGCGCGAAAAGATACAGGTTTCACACGATGCTGCACTGATTAATTCAGTCAACAAAGCTTGACTGGTTCGTCCCAGGGCCACAGGAGGAAATGCCTGTGGTGAGAGAGGGAAGACGACAATTGCATTACCAGGGTTTGCCCCCCCTCTGCCGGAGTCGTCCGGGCGTAGGTTGAGTCCGCCCGTTGACCGAGGCTTATTCTTCAACACTCATTGTGGTCCCGCAGTGAGTGGCGAGCCTGCTGACGTAGATCCGGTGCGTCTGAGGTGAAGGCCGTGGGAGAGGGGGATTTAGTCACCTCCTTGGTTTGGCCACCTTAACTCCTACTGAACGGGGACTAGGCTCATTGGCACGCCGTTTGCGTGGCAACACTGGACACCAACCAGCGATGGGTGGATGTTTGGTATCCCCGAATGGAATGGTTGCGATGCGACCTGGCGCGAAGGTGGAGTCGTAAGGCCTCTCTGAGGTAAGCGCTTTGCGTGAGATTCGGCTCAGTCACACCTATAATCAATCCAGGGCTATGTTGTTTACACCACCAGTTTTCCCCAGTAGACCTCTCACGTTGAGTCGGGGCCGTGGGCTTTCGTCTGGCGCAGATTCACTTGGATTCCAAGAGTTTCTGCGGACCGGGGGAGTTCGAGGCCGGGCACGGGCCGCCAACGAGCACGTTGGCCGATGCAGGGTGATTCCATTTCATGTCATGTCTACTGACTCCCTATGCTTGAGGGGGAGGGTTAAGGGGCGGTTTGATCAGCCGCGGGCTATCTGGTTTGGAATAGACATAGTTGACTGTGGGTAACCAATCCCACTGGGCATGTATAGTTTTGTATCACTCCATGAGATTTGACTCAAGTTTTCCTTTGAGCTCAGACTTCAGTGTGAGACAATAGAATCCTCGCAGTCAGCGATGGCTTCTCGACGTGCATCTCCACTTCTGAGCTGCGTTGCCCTGGCCGCAGCGCTCTGCTTCCTAGCTTGCTGGGCTCCAGCCTTCCTGCCAGCACCTGGAGAGGCACCAAGCCGAACAGCAGCAGTCGCTGCAGCTGCAGGCGTGGTCGCGTCTCCTCTGCCAGCCTTCGCTGGTGAGCCTCCAAGCGTCGGCGAGCACTGGTACTGGGACCTTGGGATTGGCAGCCTCCACGGGGAAACAGCGAGCATCATCCTCTTGGTCTTCGGACTCCTCGTGATTTTCTCCGTGCTTGGTGCAGGTGGCTCTTCCCGGAGGGCAGCCTAGAGTAGGGCACAAGAAGAGCATGGCTGTGAGATGCGGGTTTGCCACATTGCCCCCAATAATACGTGTTGTAAAGCAGTCACCATCATGGAAGGCATCTCTTGGGGGTCTGTTCTAAGAGCTCTCTCTCAGTCAAAGTTATTACGCTTGCATTCTACCTTGCGAGCACCTAGGTTGTCGATGAGGTAAGCTATGAGGAGAGCATTCTGTCTTGCGAGCTGCCATTTTTCCCTGTCGGCAGGCCTCGGGACAGCGGGCGCGGGTCGTGCAGTCGGGCTGCGCGCCCTCCAGGGAGAGGTCCACTCGCGACCAACTTTTAGGTGCATCGAGGGGTGAATTAATC